TCCCAGGTCCTGGCACTGCAAGAGGCTGAAAGCGCGAAGTGGACGCGGGCGGCGGAGGCTCTCGCCCACGGGGGGATCACGATCAACGACTTCCGCAAGGTGGTGGGGCTGGACCCGGACCCGGTGGGGGACGTGTTCCTGCTGCCCCGCGGGGCGGTGCCGTTGCCGGCGGGTGCTGCGGTGCAGCCGGGGGAGATCATCAACGCGCAGCCGCCGGGGGAGCCTGCGGGGACGCAGCCGCCGGCGCCGCCGACGCCGCAGATCCGGGTCGCGTCGTACGCCGACGAGTTCCTCGCTGGCCTGTCCCGCAAGGAACTCGTCGGCGTCAACGGCCACGGAGGTTAACCGTGCCGTGGGGCGTCGGGAAACGCGGCTCGTGCCCGGTGTCGAAGCCGTGGGCGGTGTACCTGACCGGCACCGGCAAAGTGGTCGGCTGCCACCGCACCCAGGAACGCGCCCAGGCGCACCAGCGGGCCCTGTACGCGAACGAACCCGACGCCGCCGGGTCACGCCAGTCAAGGAGCGTCATGCATGAGCACATGATCGTGCCGGTCGAGTGGAAGTCCGCCGGCGGCGGCGCGGGCGAGCTGGAAGGTTACGCGTCGGTGTTCGGGAACGTGGACCTGGGCGGCGACGTGGTGCTGCCTGGCGCGTTCAAGAACACGCTGCGGTACTGGTCGAAGCAGTCGCAGCCGCTGCCGCTGATCGCCGACCATGAGCTGTCCACCGAGGGCGTGATTGGCAGCGTCCACGACGCGCGGGAAGACGCCGTGGGGCTGCGGATCAGAGCCCGGTTCTCCTCTGACAGCAAAGCCCAGTCGGTCCGCACCAAGATGGTTGAGGGTCACGTCCGGGGCCTGTCGTTCACCTACGAGACGGTGAAGCATCACCTGGGCGAGGTGGCGGGGAAGTCGGTCCGCTATTTGCAGGAACTGAAGCTGTTCGAGGCGACGGTGACCCCGTTCCCGATGAACACTCTCGCCGTCGGCTCCGCCAAGGCAGACACGAAGAAGCCATACGGGGCTGTGCCGTACGGCGACCCGGGTTACCTCGACGCCAATGGTGAGCAGGTCTCCAAGTCCGGTAAGCCTGGCGTCGCACGGTACCCGCTGAGCCCAGACAAGGTGCAGGCTGCCTGGTCGTACATCAACCAGGAGAACAACGCCTCGCAGTACACCGCCGAGCAGCTGTCGGCGATCAAGGGGCGGATCCGGGCGGCGATGGCCCGGCACGGTCATACGGTCTCCGAGTCGGCCAGCGCCAGCCTGCGGGACGCCATGCACAAGGCGCTGGAGATCCCGTCCGCTGCCGCGCGGAAGGCCGCCGTGGACGTCCTGCTCGATGAGCACCTGACAACCGAACCTGAAGACGAAGCGCCGCCGGCTGACGAGCCGGGCCCGGGCGCTGACCCCGCTGCCCAGGACGCGCCCGCCGAGGGCGACACCACGGGCACGGCGGATGCCGGTCTCACTCCGCGGGAGTACGCCGACCAGATCATGCACAGCGGCACGGCCGACGGGTCACCCGCGAGCCTCAACGAGCTTGAGGCGAGAATCCTGAGCTCCCTAGGAGAAACCCCGTGAGTGAGGAACGGCAGAAGAGGCTGACCGAGTTGGCCTTGCAGTGCATCCACAAGGCCCGTGAGATCAACGACCGGCACGACGACCCGACTGCGGTCACCGCCGAGGAACATCAGCAGCGGAAGGCGCTCCTGGTGGAGGCGACCCGGCTGCAGGACCTGGCGGAGGCGGAAAGGACGCAGAACGCCCTCGAGGACTGGTCCGAGGGGCCGGGGCCGACGCACCCGGCGCTGGCCGGCGCGGCGGCGAAGGCTGCCCGGGAGCCGGTGATCGACGGCGACATGTACTCCGAGGCGTCGAAGCGGCTGCATGTGCAGCAGTTCGCTAAGGCGCTGCGTCTCGGCGGGAACGCGCTGGACACGGAGGAGAAGGCGGCGATCATTGAGAACGCCACCGGTCAGATCATCGTCCCGCACGACCTCGCCGGCCCGATTTTCCTGCAGCTCCCCCGGCTGGGCGTGTTGCGGGACCTGGCGCTGGTCCGCCCCACCACCAGCAACCTGGTGGACGTCCGCGCCCTGACCGGTGTGACCGCCGGGTGGGGGCAGATTGAAATCACCAACGCCGGCGGCGCCACCCCCCCGACGGACGCCGCCATTGCGGCGACGGGGCCGAACACGGTCACCGTGCAGGACCTGGTCGCGCTGGTGCAGATCGGCGTCGATGAGCTGATGGACACCGACGCGAACCTGGTGTCGCTGGTGCAGGACATTGTGGGGCAGAAGTTCGCGGAGATGGAAGACGACGCGTTCGCCGCCGGGAACGGCACGTCCAAGCCGTTCGGTGTGGCGACGCGGGCGACGATCGGCGGGGCGATCCCCGCCGCGCAGGGCGTCACCGCCGCCGCGTCCGCGGTGATCGTCCCCGACGACCTGAAGAAACTCCAGTACGTGATCCTGTCCCGGTTCGCGAACGTCGGGTCCTACCTCGGGTCCGACGGCGCAACCCAGGCCATTTCCCTGCTGAAGGACACCACGTCGAACTACCTGTGGCAGCCGTCGAACCAGGCGGGGCAGCCGGACCGGTTGTTCGGCCGCGCGTACTACCGGGTCACCGGCCTCCCCGCCCCCGGGTCCGCCCCGGCGGTGCTGTTCGGCGACATCCGCTCCGGCTATTTGATCGCCGACCGGCAACGCATCACCGTCCAAAGGCTCGACGAGCGTTACGCCGACCAGGGCCTCGTGGGGTTCCTGTTCAGGGAGCGCGTGGGAGGGGACGTGATCCGGCCCGCGGCTTTTGCGAAGTATCTGGTGTAATGTCCGGTTTGTCCTGGGCATAGACTGAGGACAATGCGCCCCGGCGGCGGCTGACACCGCCCCGGGGCCGGCCGACTGGATAGGAGTCGACATGGCCGAGCCTACGCATACGCTGTCCGATCTTCCGTCCCGCATCGCCCGCAAGATCCGCGTCGACCTGGAGTCGGGCTGCTGGCTCTGGCAGGCCGCGATTGGCGATGACGGCTGTGGCCGGGCATGGGTGCCCGGCGGCACTGGCGGCATGGCGCACCGTGTCGTGTACGAACTGCTGGCCGGGGAGATCCCGCCCGGTCTCCATCTTGACCACGCATGCGGTATGCGGCCTTGCGTGAACCCTGCCCATCTTGAGCCGGTCACATGGCAGGAGAACAATCGCCGGGCTGGTTTGAAGCGGCGGAAGGCCACATGCGTACGGGGTCATGTGATGGAAGGCGACAACGTAGGCATCCGCCCATCGTCCGGAGCGCGTTACTGCCGCGAGTGCAACACGGGGCAGGCTCGTGAATGGCGAGGCCAGGGCCGCGAGGAGAAACTGGCGAAGCGGCGGCAGGACTACCGGAACCGGAGCCCAGAGCAGCGGCAACGCGAGAAGGAGCTCAGGCGCGATCCTGAGTATTTGCACCGCGAGGCTGCGCGGATGCGCCGGTTGCGGGCAGAACGCCGCTCTTCTAGGAAGGCAGCTGATGGCTGATACGGGCAACATGTCGGGGCAGGCCGGCAACTCTGGCGGCGGGTCGGTGTTCGGCGCCCTGGGCGGCGGGCAGCAGCACGGCACCCCCGTGCCTGACCCGCCGGGGCGCCCCACCAACAACGACGGGAACGTGACGAACAACCCGTCCGGCGACGGCGTCGTCCCCCCGCAGGAGTCCGTGTTCGGCGACCTCGGCGGCGGCGGGCAGGCCGCGCAAACCGGCGGCCCCATGATCCCTAACGGCCCGGGGCGTGACCCGGGCGGGCAAGGCGGCCCCTATGGGTGACAGCGTGTTCGGCGACTTGGGCGGCCCCGGGAAGCAGTCCCCCGGGGTTCCGCCGGTCCCCGGGTGGCCGTTCCCGGGCGCAGGTGCCCATAACCCGCCGGCCACGGAACCGTTCGGCGACGACCTCGGCGGCCCCGGCAAGCAGCAGGGCGGCACGTCATCGCCCGAACCCGGCTCCGGCGACTTCCCCGCCTAGAAGGGCAACGGCATGGCTGACAGCGTGTTCGGCGACCTCGGCGGGTCCGGTAAGCAGGCTGGCGGGGCGCCGCTGCCCCCGATCCAGGACGGGCCGCGGAACGCGGACGGTGAGCCGAACGCCAACCCGTCCGGTAACCACGGCCCGGTGCCCGCCCACGGCGGCCTGTTCGGCGACCTCGGCGGACTCGGGCAGCAGCACGCCACCACCAGCGCGCCCGAGCCCGGCTCCGGCGACTTCCCCGCCTACTAGAAGGGCAATCGCATGGCAAGCGTTTTCGGTGACCTGTCCGGCGGGCAGCAAACCCACGGCGCCCCCATCCCCGACATCGGCTCCACCACGGACATGGATGTGGCGCCGCCGGTTTTGGATGTGGTGGCGACCAGCGACGGGGAGCCCATCTCCCCGTCGCTGGCCCGCACCCGGTACGGCGCCGCGGCGGGGCAGGGCATGCCTGGCAACGGCGACCCGGGCAGCCCGCGGTGAAGATCACCATGGCGTGGGTGGCGGCCGGTGCGGGCCCGCACGGGCTGACCGAGTCGTGGGTGCCCGGCCAGGACGTGGTGGTGGACGACGGCGATAAGCAGGCGGTGGCGTGGGCGCGGATGATGGTCGCCGCCGGCGCCGCTGCCATGGTTGAGGACGTCCCCGTGAAGGAAACCAAAGCCCCCACCCCGCCCCCGGCAACGGTCCCGGCGCAACATGGCCGGGGCAGCCGGGCCTGACAACACGCGCGTGGCGGTCCCCCGTCTTCCTCCTGGAGCGGGGGACCGTCGCATCCAGGAGGAAAACGTTGAAACCCAGCATCGGACGCATCGTTCATTACGTCAGCTACGGCACCCCGGGCGGCGAGTACGGACAGGAATGCCGCGCCGCCGTTATCACCGAGGTGGACCTAGTCGTGGAGAACCCGCAGACGGTTGGCCTTGCGGTGCTCAACCCGACGGGCATGTTCTTCAACCGCACGGTGCCCTTCGGCGCCGGTGACCGGCCCTGCGTACCCGGGCAGCTCACCGGTGGCACTTGGCACTGGCCGGCGCGGGTGGACGCATGAAGATTCTGTGGCACAGCGTAAGCCCGTGGACCGGCACCGGTTACGGCACGCAAACGGGCCTGTACACCCCACGCATCCGCGACCTCGGCCACGACGTCGCCCTGTCCGTGTACTACGGGCTGCAAGGCGCGCAAATGCAATGGCAGGGCATGACCTGCTACCCGTCCTACTCGGCGCCGTACGGGGCGGACGTGATCGTCCCCCACGCCCTCAAACACTTCGGCGCTGAGAAATGCCGGTCCATTGAGGAAGCATCCACCAAAGGGATCATCCTCACCCTCGGTGACGTGTGGACGTTCGAGTCGCCGTTGCTGGACCAGTTGTGCGTCGGCGCGTGGACCCCCGTCGACCACCTTCAGGTCCCCGAGGTCACCTCCGGGTGGCTGACCGTCATGGGCGCCATCCCGATCGCCATGTCCCGGTTCGGGGAGAACGTGCTCCGCGAGTCCGGGTTCAAGCCGCTGTACGTGCCGCACGGGTTCGACCCGGAAGTGTTCCACCCCGGCGACAAGGCCGCCGCGCGGGCCGCGGCCGGGGTGCCGGAGGACGTGTTCGTGGTCGCGATGGTGGCGAACAACATCGGCCGCGACGGGAACCGGAAAGCGTTCGCCGAGCAGATCACCGCGTTCGCCGAACTCCACAAACGCCACCCGGACACGATGCTGGTCCTCCACACTGACGTGGACCAGCCGTCGGGGATGCGGCTGCGGGAGTTCCTCGCCCATTCGCTGCCCCGCACCGCGTACACGTACGCCGACATTTACACGTTCCGCAAGGGCCTGTCCCCGTCCGCGGTCGCTGACATTTACCGCGCCGCCGACGTCCTCACCAACTGCTCGTACGGGGAAGGGTTCGGCATCCCCATCATCGAGGCCCAAGCCTGCGGGACCCCGGTGATCGTGACCGACGCGACGGCGATGCCGGAGCTGTGCGGGTCCGGGTGGCGGGTGCCGTATGAGCGGATGTGGCACGACTCGCAGGGCGCGTGGGCGGCGGTGCCGCGGATCGGCGACATCGCCGACGCCTACTTGCAGGCGTATGAGAAGGCCCGCGACGAGTCGATGCGGGCGGAGGCGTGGGCGTTCGCCCAAGATTACGACGCCGACCGGGTCACCGACCTGTACTGGAAGCCCGCCCTGGCAACGTTCGAGGGGCTGCTCGAGGCGAAACGAGCCGACCTCGCCGCAGCGGGGCCGCGGCGGAAGCGGCCCCCGCAGGTGCGGGAAGCCGACGGGCTGCTGTGGATCGACCGGGGACCCGGGACCGGCGACGGCCTCGGCTGGCAGGACCACGAAAAAGAACTCGCCCCCGTCTTCGGCCGGCTGCTCCCTGACGGCGGGGTGTTCCTGGATGTGGGTGCCCACGTCGGCCACTGGGCACTCCGCCTCGCGGGGAAGGCGTCGAAGGTGATCGCGGTGGAGGCGAACCCGGAAACTGCGTCCACCCTGCGTAAGCACGTCGCAATGAACGACCTCGGCGACAAGATCCAGGTGGTCGAGGCCGCCGCGTGGGACGAAGACGCGGACCTGATCCTGTCCGACCCCAACGGGGAGGCCGAAGGCGGCTCCACCCGGGTGCTTCCCGCAGACGGGCAATCCGTGCAGGCCAACGGACACCGGCTTGACGAACTACTGGAGTGGGAAGAGCGGATCGACCTGGTGAAGCTGGACGTGGAAGGCGCCGACATCCACGCCATCGACGGCATGGCCGGCCTCCTCGCCCGGTACCGGCCGGCGCTGCTGATCGAAGACCACTCCATTTACGGCTACTACACCCGCGAGAACCTCGAAACCACGCTGGCCCGGCACGGGTACGGGTGGGAAGTCGCCCATTCGGGGGAAACCGTGTGGATGCCCGACGGCATCCGGGACGTGCCGGTGCTGTGCGAGTACCTCCTCGCCCGGCCGCTGCCAGCGAACGTGAAAACCTGACGCCCCCTGGACCCCGGGACGCCACCCTCCCGGGAAGGGGCGTCCCCGTGTCACCGATCACCATCGACCACCACAAAAGCGCGTCGGCGTGCTGCATGAACTGCGAAACCGCGTGGGCCACCAGCGGCCTAGTGAGCGTGCTGGCCGTGCTGGCGGCGGCGGCTGAGCATGCGATCGTCACCGGGCACACCGTGGCGGAGCACGTGGCTGATGACGCGGTGGTTCACCCGATGGCCTTGAGGGAGGCAGGATGAGACGTGCCCGGATCATGGCTGCGGCTGCTGCCGCGGTTGTGCTTGCCGGGGGGGCGGCTGGGTGGGCTGCGGCGGCTGGCGGCATGTCGGATGTGACGTTCGCCGGGTGCCTGGCGGGCGGCAAGCTCAGCCAGGTGCAGGTGACCCGGGTGCCGTCGTGTGCGGCCAGCGCGACGCCGGTGCAGTGGGCGGGGCGGGCCGCCATCAGCTCACCGCCGCCGAGCCCCAGCCCGTCTCCGAGCCCGTCACCCAGCCTGACCGGGTCGTGGGCGTGCGTGACCAGCGACCCGCACGGGAACTGCCCGTTCCCCGGGTATGCAGGCGTCACCGGCACCACGTCGGACCCGTACGTCGACCAGGACATGTGGGGCGCGGTCGCCGGGCAGACACAAACCTTGTCGGCGAACAGCCCGGGTGACTGGCAGGTGGCCGCCAGCGTCCCGGCCGGGCACGGCGGCAGCGTGACCACGTTCCCCGACACCGGCGCCCCGTTCGGCGAGGCCCCCCTGTCCAGCTACTCGTCCATCGTCGGGTCGTTCGCGGAGTCGATGCCGCACAACGCGGCCACGTCGGCGTGGGCGGCGTATGACCTGTGGTTCGGCAACTGGGCCGATGAGGTCATGATCCAGCACGACTACTCCAATCAGTTCCCGTGCACGTTCGCCGCGGTGCAGCAGTTCGGCGGCACTAATGGGGTGCCGGTGCAGACGTGGGGGCTGTGCGTGTTCGGGTCGGAGAAGGTGTGGCAGCTCACCGCCCCCGGCACCCCCGCGGGCGGGCAGAACGACTACACGGTGATGGAATCCTCCGGGTCGGTGGACATCAAAGCGATGGTTGGCTGGCTGGCCAGCAACGGTTACCTGTCGAACGCCAGCCCGACGATCACCAATCTGTCGTACGGGTGGGAGATCTGCTCCACCGGGGGGCAGCCGGAAACGTTCACCGTCAGTTCCTACACGCTGGCCGCGTCCTGATGCCCGGGGTGCCGCTGCTGCGCACGTTTGTGGACTGGTACTGCCCCAACTGCGGCCTCACCTTGTCAGCGCCGCCGCCGCCGCCGGGCCAGGTCAAGTTCCACGTGTGCCCGTCGCTGCACGGACTGACCGCGCCGCTGATCCGCCACGGCATCCGGTGCAAAGTCGAGGCGGAAGAACGGCAGGACTACCTCGGCGGTGAAGTGCAGGCGATGGGCGACGACGGGAAGCCGTACATGGCGGTACGCACCACCAGGGACGACGGGTGTGACCTGGCGGTCAACGCCGGGCTGGCGCAGGCGAGGCTGGGTGACTACCGGTGAGCGAACAACAGCAGGACCAGGAAGAGGCCCCGGCGGTCACCGTGCAGGCGGGGCTTGCCGCAGCGTCAGGCACGGTTCCCGTGCCGGAAAATGAGGACTGACTAATGGCGTTCGGATCCGCTTCGGCGATCTTCCAGCAGGCGATGCTGAACCCGATCATGGGCCGGTTGTGGACAACCGCGGCACCGACCACGTTCTCCAGCCTGTCCGCGGACACGGTGAACGCGGCGCTGTTCAACAACACCACCACCCCCGACAAGACCGCCGCGGTCGGGTCCACCGGTTACAACACGGGTGTGTGGGTCACTGGCAACGAGGTCATCGACACCCTGAACACGAACTGGGTCGCTGGCGGGCGGGCACTCGCGTCGAAAGCATTCTCGATCGACACCGGTTCCAGCTCGATTTGCTTCCAGGCGGCGGCGACCGCCGGGGCGGGGAACGCGACGATCACCAACGCGTACGGGTGCCTGGTGTATGACAACACGATCACCGCGGGGACGGTCGCGAAGCAGGCCATGTGTTACAACTCGTTCGGCGGCGCGGCGCAAGGGGTCACCAACGGGACGTTCACCATTCTCTGGGCGACCGTAGGGGCGCTCACAAACGTAGTTGTGTTCAACGTTACGGTCTGACCTGCACAAACGCGCGTCAGGTAATGTCGGTGGCGCGCTGTAAGATGTTACGCATGGATCTTACATGCGAGCACTGCGGAAACCCTCTTACCGACAACAGCAAGGGTCGGCGCGGGGGACAGCCTCAGACCAGGTTCTGTTCCCGGGAATGTCACAACAAGTTCGACCAGGCGGCGCGCCGTGCTGAGACCCGGCAGAAGCGGGCTGAGCAGCGATGCAGGCAATGCGGCGGCCCGATCGCGCTGGACGCGGGTTCGCGGGTGAAGTCGTGTTCAAGGGCCTGCAATGTGGCGTGGCAGAACGCTACGCGGCAGGCGGCCAAGCGTGCGGCGTGGCTGGCGACTAGCCCCAAGTGCCAGCGGTGCGGTGACCCGATCCCTGAGTCGCGGCCTCGCAACTCCAAGTACTGCTCGCCGGAATGCAAGAAGAGGGAGATGGATGCCCGCTGGCGGGCGCGGGCTCCGCATTACAACCGGCAGTACCACTACGGCATCACGCCTGAGCAGTACGAGGCGATGACGGCCGACCAGGGCGGCCGGTGCGCCATCTGCGGGACTGCCGACTGGCCGGGTAAGGGCAGATGGCCTCACACGGACCACTGTCACGTGACGGGGGTGTTCCGGGGAATCCTCTGCGGCAACTGCAACAACGGCATCGGGATGCTCGGGCATGACCCGGCCCGGTTGCGTGCGGCGGCTGACTACCTGGAGAGGGCGCTGGCCGCCACTGTCTGACTGACCCGGAGGTGCGATGCCGTTCCTGACCGGGAAAGCCGGGTCCGGCACCGGTTCCTACCTGACGGATGAGAACGGCGCCCCGTATCTGCTCCGCGGCGACACGGTGTGGGCGCTGCCGGTCATGGCCGGGTCCGCCGGCGGGGCGGTGACGTGGCAGTCCGACATTGACGGCTACTGCTCGAGGCGGGCCGCGCAGGGGTTCAACGCCTTGTATATCGCGGCGGTCAGTACCACCAACTACACCAACGGCGCGACGAACGTGAACGGCAACACGTGGGACGGGGTGTCACCGTTCATCTCCGGGAACCCGGGGAACCTGAACAACACGTACTGGCAGCGGGTCGACTACATCCTGGCGTCGGCGGCGGCGCAGGGCATGACGGTCCTGTTCAACCTGATCCCCTCCTATGCGCTGCAGAACGCGGGCGGCCCGCTGAACGGGAAGACCGCAACCGACTTCACCAACATGGGCACCGCGCTGGGGAACCGGTACAAGACGGCGGCGAACCTGTGCTGGTTCATCGGCGACGACTATTTCGACGACCAGCAGTCCCTGTACGGGGCGGCGGTCGCGGCGATCAAGGCGACCGGCGACACGCACCTGTTCAGCCAGGAGAATTACGCGGAGTCGACCAGCCGCACGGACATGCACAGCCACGCCGCGCTGCCCACTAACGGCGCGAACGTGGATTTCAGCTTCGGCTACTCCTACAACGTCGGCTACCTGGCCATTGAGGACGGGTGGCTGGAGTCCTCCCCTATCCCGGTGATCCACGGCGACGGGATCTACGACACCGACGCGGCGCCGGACCTGCACCGGAACCTGCTGTGGTGGTACCTGTCATCAGGGGCGCGGGGGGTCATCTACGGGCGGGAGGCGATCTGGGGATGGCCGACGACCGCGCTTGCCGCGCTGACCACCAACACGGTCGATAACACCCTGTTCGGTGCCGTGTGCAACGCGTTTTCCAGCCTGAACAACTGGCACAAACTGGTCCCGGACACGACCAGCACCCTGGTCACGGCGGGGCGGGGCACGCATGCGGCGGAGTTCACCTCCGGCGGCGGCGGCGGCCAGTATTCGTCGGGTAACACGTACGTGTCGGCGTCGATCACGGCGGACAAAACGCTGGCGGTGATCTACATCCCGTCGAACGTGACGATCACGGTGAACGGCGGGGCGATGCTCGCCGGGTTCGGCGCCAAATGGATGGACCCGTTCACCGGCGCCACCAGCGTGGCGACGATCGCGTCCACGTTCAATAACGCGGCGGCGAACTCCGGTGGCACCCATGACTGGGTGCTGGTCCTCGCGACCCCGCCGTACGCGACGTGGGCGGTGCCGTAAATGGCGGTCGCGTTCGACGCGGTAGGCCCGTCGTCGGCCGGTGGCAACAGTGTCAGCGCGACAAGCGTGACGTGGGCACACACGATCACCGGGTCGAACACGGTGCTGATCGCCGGGTGCGCCCTCGACGGCTCCGACGCCGGGTTTTCCCTGTCGGCGACGTACAACAGCGTGGCGATGACGTCGCTGTCCGGCCCCATCCATTCCGCGGGGGGGACGTCGGGGTTCCTGCAGGTGTGGGGGATCATCGCCGCCGCCGGCGCGGCGCATAACGTGGTGGTCACCGCAGCGGGCGGGACACCTGCGGGGCTGTCCGGCGGGTCGCTGTCGTTCACCGGCGCGGGGCAGACGATCGGCGCCGCGTTCGGCACCCCCGTCACTACGAACCCGGCGGGGACGTTCACAACCGCGACCGCGTCGATGGCGTCGAACACGTCGGGGAACATCATCGCCGGGTTCGTCTGCTCCGGGTCCAGTCCCACCAGCGCGACCGCGCCGTCAACGTCGCGGTTCATCGGCGGGTCGGGTTTCTCCGGTGCGGCTGGGCAGTCCGCGGGGGCCACCAGCCCGTCCACTGGGGCCTCGGTGACGATGGCGTGGCCGCTCGGCGGCGCCGACAACTACGCCGTGATCCTGGTTGAGGTTCTCGCCGCCGCGTCCGGCACCCCCATCGGCGTCGCCACCGGGACGGGTGCGGCGCTGGGCGCGTCGATCCTGACGTCCACGGTGAATGTCGGCCCCCGGTACGCGGGGGCCGCCACCGACCTCGGCGGTGTTTACGGATCGTGGGGCACCCCGTCGCTCGCGACCGGCGGACCCTGATAAGGGAGATGACACTTTGGCCAGCCAGAACTGGGTGAGCCTGCTCCAGCCGCCGCAGAACGTGTGGTCCGGGCAAGGTGCCCTGCTGAGCACCGCGGCGACGGCGACGCTCAGCCCGCTGCCGACCCCGAACACCGCCGACTACAACGCGTTCATGCCGGCGGGCGGTTTCCAGGTGGGGACCCTGATCCGGGTCACGGCCCGCGGGTTCCTCACCACGGTCGCGACGTCGGGGACGCTGACGTTCTTCCTCGGGTCCAACATCGGGAACACCGGCACCACCTACGTGACCCTGGCGACGGCCGCGGCGCTGACCACCGGAACCGCGGTGATCACCGGCCTGCAGTGGGATCTGCGGGCGCTGATCCGCTGCACCCTGGTTGCGACCGCCGGGACGCTCGCCACCCAGGGCGAACTGCGGGTCGGCACCAACGTGACCGCGCCGACGCTCGTCACCCCGCCGGTCAACGAGATCAAGCTGCCGATGCCGTCAGCGTCCGGTGAGACCGCGGCGACGGTGGACACGACGCAGACGCAGGGGATCGCGTTGCGCTGCACGCAGGCGACGAGCACCTGCTCGGTCCGGCTCACGCAGTGGATGGTCGAAACCTGCTCGATCTAAGGCGGTTAAGCCGTGCCGGTGCCCATCTGGATGCCGGGCCCCTCGCTGATACCGCCGGGCCGCCACCAGCCGCAGACGTTCAAATGGCAGGGGGGCGCCCCCGCCGGCCCGGCGCGTGTCCAGGAATACTCCACCGCGCTGGAACTGTCGGCGTTCGGCACGTTCAGCGGTGTCGGCCCCACCGACACGATCAACAGCATCACGGTCACCGTCTCCCAGTTCCAGACGAACACCAAAATGGGGCCGCCGACCATCGAGTTGTGGGATTTCTCCGGCTCCGGGTCGCTGATCGGCTCCGGCCTCGGCGCGCAGACCACGCTGTCAACAAACGTTGACGCGCTGATCTTCACGAACATCACCTACGCACAGCTGGCGACGCTGCGGGTCAGGGTTTACGGCCACCAGGGCACCGCCGCGTCCGGTGCGGTGCAGAACGTCAACTGGGTCGGGCTGACAGTCTCCATCACCCCGGGCGCGAACACGGTCGGCGCGGCGACTGGCACCGGGACGGCGCGGGGCGCGTCGGTCACCACCAACTCGAACCCTTCAGCGGTCCTCGCCACCGGCGCGGGCACCGCGCAGAACGCGACGGCCACCTCCTACGCCGCCGCGGTGGCAGCCACCGGAACCGGCGCCGCGCTGGGCGTCATCCCGCAGGGCCTGACGGCCACCGGCCTGGCCACCGGCACCGGTGCGGCGCGGTCCCCGGCTGCGGCGATCGGTGTCAACGCGGTCCTCGCGTCCGGCACGGGCGTGGCCCTGAACGCCAGCCCGCCGACCCCGGCGGGGCTTGCCACGGGCACCGGGGCGGCGCTGAACGCCAACCCGCCCACCCCGGCCGGGCTCGCCGCGGGCACGGGCGCGGCGCAGCAGCCTGCTGCCGCGATTGGTGTCAACGCGGTCCTGGCGTCCGGGACCGGGGCGGCGCTGAACGCGTCGGCGCAGATCTCGGGTTCCGCAACCGCCACCGCCGTCGTCGCCACCGGAACCGGCGCGGCCCTGAACGCTGCCACGCTTATCCCGGTCACGGTGGCCACCGGCACAGGGACGGCACAGTCCCCTGCCGCGGCGATCGGCGTCAATGCCACCGCAGCCACCGGCACGGGCGCGGCGCTGAACGCCAACCCGCCTACGCCGGTCACAGTGGCCACGGGCACCGGCACCGCACAGTCCCCGGCCACCGCCATCGGTGTCAACGCGGTCCTCGCGTCCGGCACCGGAGCGGCGCTGAACGCGTCGGCGCAGATCTCGGGTTCCGCAACCGCCACCGCCGTCGTCGCCACCGGAACCGGCGCGGCCCTGAACGCCAACCCGCCTGCCCCCGCCGGGCTCGCCACAGGAACCGGGGCGGCGCAGCCCCCAGCCGCCGCGATCGGCGTGAAAGCCATCGCAGCGACCGGGACCGGGACCAGCGGAGCCAGCCTGGGTGCGGCAGCCGGCGCCGCCACCGGAACCGGGGCCGTCCCCGCCGTCACCCTCGCCATCGCCGCCCGCGCAGCCGCCGCCACGGCGCTCGCCGCCGCGCTAGGCGCCACCACCCGGGGCACCCCGGCGTTCACCATCGGCCGCCTGACCGCCTTTGACGCCCCCGCTGGTGTCCTGACAGGGGCCACCGCCGCGGGCGGCTCTGGGGGCGTCCTGACGGCTTCTGACACGAGGACAGGAGGACCCGGCTGATGGAATACCCGCTCGGCCAGCCGGTGACCATCGGCCCTATCACCGTCCAGCAGCGGAACACCGACGGCACCTACACCCTCGTCGACGCTGGCACGCTCACCACCGTCGTCTACCTCGCCGCCGCCGACGGCACCTGGACCACCACCGGCACCTACTCGGCGCCTGCGCACATCAGCCTCGGCAAGTACCAGCAGGACATCCCCGCCGCCGACCTGACCGTCATCGGCCACTACCAGTACGTGGTGACCACCACCGGCGCCGGCGCCGGGGTTGTGGTCGGCGACTTCGACGTCTACGACCCGAAACGCACCGCCGTCCTGTCCTTGCAGGACGCCAAAGACCACTTGAACATCCCTCAAACGGTCACCACGTCGGATGCGGAGCTGGCGTCGTGGATCGCCACCATCGAATCCTCCTTGAAGGCGATGACCGGCGGCCCCATCGTCAACCGCACTGTCACCGAACGCGCCGAACTCGACCGGTCCGGGCAGATCCTCATGCTCGCCCAGACCCCCGTCGCCACGGTCACCTCCATCACCTCCCTCACCACCGGGCAGGCGGTGGACCTGTCCGGCGGCCTCGACATTGACGCCGCCGCCGGGATTGTCCGGTCCAAAATCGGGTGGCCGTTCGCGTCCACGTGGCCGCCGGTGGTGACCGTCGTGTACGTCGCCGGGTGGGGCACCGCCGTCCCCCCCGCGTTCAACTCCGCGGCGAGGATCATCCTGGCCCACTTGTGGGACACCCAGCACGGGCCCAGCGTGCGGCCGTCGATGGGCGGCCAGGACCTGCTGACCGCGATGCCCGGGTTCCCGTACGCGATCCCCCGCGGCGCCGCTGAACTGCTCCGCGGCACCCTGAACGGGATGCCGTTCCTGTCCGAGGTGTTCGCCTGATGCCGTCGAAGGTCCCGGCATGCCCGCGACGCCCCTGACCCCGACCCTGCGCTACCTCCCCGCAGGCGTACGGAAATACAACTGGCTCACCGCCGTCGCCAGCAAAACCGCTCCCACCCGGGCGGAGATCAACGCCGGCACCGACCTGACCCCTGAGATCGCCGCAGTGAACGGGTTCGAGATCGTCGCCCCCGTCTTTGACGTCACCGCCTTCGGCGACCTGTTCAGCGTGACGGTTCCCGGCCTCCCCGTCGCCTCCGACCCGTGCGAGATCGTCTTCTACGCCTCGTCCAGCAGCGCGGATGTGCGCACGGTGCTGCCCGCCGGGACCGCCGGGTTTCTCCTGTTCCTCCCCGAAGGCGACGTGTCCGGCCAGAAATGCGAAGTGTGGCCGGTGACAGTCAGGTCGATGTTCATCGACCAGTCCGCGATCGACGTGGGAGGGCAGATCCGCGTCCAGTTCGCGGTAACCTCCGCGCCCGCCCAGAACGTCACCATCCCATAGCTAAGGAGCGCGGGTTTGCCGTCAAAGGTCCCGGCGCTGATCGACTGGCTGATCACCGCGTTCACCGCCTCGCCTGCCCTCGGGCAGGCCACACCGCCGGTGGCCGTGTACGACGGCCCGGTTGTCACCGCAGCCGGCGACAAACTGCTCCTGTGGGTCGGGCTGCAAGACCCCGACAACGAAGGCATCGAAACCGCGGCTGCGATCACCCAGTCCCGCGACGACCTCGGCAACACCACCCGCACCGAACGGTCCGACATTTACTGCGTCGCGGAAGCGTGGGCCGGGACCGGTGACCTTGCCACCGTCCGCCACGCCGCCGCGGGGATCCTCGCCGCCGTGGAAACCCTGATTCGCGCCGACACCACCAGTTTCGGCGGGAACGGGCAGGCAACCCCCGGCCTGTCCGCGGGGGACCTGCTGCAGAACAACACGCCCGAAGGGGCGTTCGCCCGCTGGCCGTTCACGATCTCGTTCACATCGTTCACCTAAGGGAGCCCGCATGACCGCTTTCGCAGTACAAGGCCCGGGACACGCGGGCGCTGTCATCACCCTCACCGCCCCCACCAC